GGAAAAGCTTGAGCGGTCCGCTGCGTTAGGTAAAGAAATTGGTAAACTCAAAGCAGCTTTATTTGCTGAGACACGCAAAACTAAAAAAGCTGAAATCACACGGGCTCTCTCAAAAGCAAATCGTGAATTGAAAAAGGTAATGTAATTTTTGGAAATTACAAAAGATTACCTTATATTTAAGATATAAATCATTATACATATGAAGAAACAGATTAATCGAATTCCATTGGCGGCAGTTTACGATGACGAAGAATTAAAGCCAATTAATAAAAAACTAAAAAAAGAATCTGACGAAAGTGAGTCAACTCATGATCCAAAATTCGATGAAATTGAATACGGTATTAATATTGATGACTCAGTAATTTATCTTCATGGAGATATTATGATGGGCAATTTATTTGACTTTATTGCTAAAGTAAGAATTATTTTATCTAATAGGCCCGAAGAAAAGCAAAATGATCCTATCAATGTATTATTAAATACTAATGGCGGTGATGTGTATGAGGCAAATGGAATTATTGATTATATTCAGTCATTAAGTGTGCCTGTTAATATTATCGCACGTGGTAGAGCAATGAGTGCCGGAGCTATGATATTATTAGCTGGGACTGGAATGCGAGCAGCATCAAAAAGCACTACGATTATGTTTCACGAAGCATCAGCCGAGCTTTACGGAAAGACAGCTGACTTAAAAGCAAATGCCGACCATATTGATGAATTGGAAGAAGAATTTTATTCTCAAATGTCTATTAAGACAAAACAAGATAAAGAATTTTGGAGAAAGTCTTGCAGAAAAGATTTTTATTTAACTGCAGAAAAAGCATTAGAGTTAGGCGTAATTGATAAAATTATATAAGTTATGGGTAAACAAGATACACAAGCTCAATGGGAGCAGTTAATGGATAATATCAACTCATATATAACTGGCCCACGTAAAGACAAATTAATCGATATGTATGAGCGATTGGCTGAAAGAGTATTAACCGCTCCAGCGTCGTCACATTCTACTAGGCACAATTGTTTTCCGGGAGGATATATTGACCATGTTAATCGAGTTACTAAAGTTGCAATTCATTTATTTAATACATGGAAAGAATTAGGGGCTAATGTGTCAAACTATACTTTAGAAGAAGTTGTGTTTGCTGCAATTAATCATGACCTAGGAAAAGTAGGATCGTCGACTGCTGATTATTATGTACCTAATGATTCAGATTGGCACGTTAAACGCGGTCAAATTTATAAAATTAATCCTAAACTTCAGTTTATGAAAGTTCCAGATAGAAGTACATTTTTACTTCAAGAGTTTGGAGTTGCTTATTCTGAAAATGAATATTTAGCAATTAAATTGCACGATGGGTTATATTCAAAAGGAAATGAATCTTATTTAATGGCAGGAATGCCTGAATTTGCATTAAAAACAGATTTGCCAATATTAATTCATCATGCCGATCATTTGTCAACCTTAATTGAGGCGAATATAGCACATCAACCCGAAACAGTAGTAGTTGATGTGCCAACAAATAGAATTAAATCAAAATTAACAAATGTTAATAATCCTGTTGTCGACGACAGTTTAAAATCAGCATTTGATCAAATATTTGGAGCATGATTATAGCAATAATAATTTTATCAGTTATATTAATAGGCGTCAGTTATGGCGCTTATAATTTGATTAAACAAAATGAAGAGTTAGAAGACACTGTCTTGTTTTATCAAACTAAATTTGATGAAATACGAGAGCAAGCATTAAATGCTGAGGTTCAATTAAAAGAGCTAGACATTAGAGGTTCTTTTGAATCTGACGACGAAGTTGGTACAGTATTTCAAAGTATCAAAACTATATCTAATGAATTAAGTAAAACCATATTAGATGCTTATGATAAAAGATAAAGAATTATTAGATTCTGAAATTGAAGAATTAGTTAGAGTAGTTGAAGAAGATGATGGCACCGACAAAAAGAAACGAGGACGTAAAGCAAAAAATAAACAATACTTTACAAAGGAAACAGAAAATGCTATTCTACTTTATAACTCATTAACTAATGACCACGATCGCAATCGTGTTTATGATGCTTATATCAAATATCCTTTTGATAAATTAGTTGAGAATATTATTCATACTTTTAAATTTTATCATTTTGACGTACCTTATGAAGATGTTAAACATGAGGTAGTAGCATTTTTAAATGAAAAAATTCATAAATACGTAGACCCTAGCAAAGGTAAGGCATTTTCATATTTTAGTATTATTGCTAAAAATTATTTGATCATTCATAATAATGCAAACTATAATAAGTTTAAAGCTACTGAACAATTAGAAGTAATTGACGAGTCTCGAAACGTAATGAATGAAATTGCCCGCGAAGAGGATATGGCAGAGAAGTCAGAGTTTATGGATTTATTCGTTACTTATATGGATAAAAATCTATCAACTTTGTTCAAAAAACAAACAGATATACATGTAGCTGATTCAGTATTAGAATTATTTCGCAATAGACAGAATATTGAGAACTTTAATAAAAAGGCACTTTATATTTTAATACGAGATCGTACCGGAGTTAAGACTCAATATATAACAAGGGTCATAAATATAATGAAAGACTCCTATGCCGAGATGTACTATAATTACCGTCATACCGGATTTGCAACACTTAATCGAGATAATAAATCAGAATTCCTAGAATAAGATATTTATTTAAAAGGAATTTATGGATTTTGATATTGAAATTTTTAAGGGTAAGTCATTCTCCGACTTAATGAAGGACATTTATTCCAATAGCTCCAAAAAAGATAGACAAATAAATTTATTAATTGGTGAGCTTCGTCCTTTAATTAAAAATGTCGGAGACGCTACTATCATCGTCCCTTTAATTAAGGAATATTTAGAAGTAGGTGTAAAAAATGATGAACACCTAGTTAAACTAGCCGCTGTTGTGCAACGGTTAGTTTCTACTAATAATAGGGTACAAGCAGAAACTGGAAACTCATGGATGTTATCTGAAGAAGAGAAAAAACAGTTAATGAGTGAGTTAGATGAATTAGCTACCGAAGAATCGGTCATTAATAAAAAAGTTGTTGAATTAACAGCTAAACACGATGATATTGAATCAGAATTAAATGATATTCAAGACGGATTAGTATAATGGCAGAAAATATATCAATATTTGCAGCAGAGGTTAAGGAAGTTATTTATCAAGACAAACTTCCAAATGCTATATACGGTATACGTATTAGGGACGTGTCAACGCCCGGTAGTAACGAAAATCTTGATGGAGTCGAAATGCAAGTTGCAATTCCATTAAATTATAATTTTGTACGAATACCAATTGTTGGAGAAGTTGTATTAGCATTAAGAGCACCGGGCTCATATGCAACTGGTACTAGAAACTCCCAAACGCTATATTATCTGGATGTCGTAAGCTTACAGTCTAGTGTACATCATAACGGGCTTCCAACAATTAGTGCCGCGACATTGAATCCTATCACTTCAGATAGCAATAAATACGAAGAGTCGTCAACGGGTAATACAAATAAACAACAGCCTCCTTCAATAGATCCAAATTTTACAGAAATCTCAACATCAAAACCGCTACAGCATTATGTTGGGGATATTATTATGGAAGGCCGCTATGGTCAATCTATTAGGTTTTCGTCGACCCCAAAGTCTGGAGATTTTGCAGTAGCCCCTAAATTTAGTGGTGCATCAGGTAAGCCTATTACAATAATTCGAAATACTACTCAAGGAACAGATACACAACGTATTAATGATTTTGTTACTGAAACATTTACTAATGAAGAAAATGTATTTGTATTAGCGTCTGGGCAAAATTTAGAATTTGAACAAGCATCAAAAGTACTTTCGTCAAGTAAAAGTAAAGGCATTACGTCGTGGCAAGATGAAAATTGGGGAACAACACCGCAAGCATTATTATCATCAGGTCGTATTATTTTTAATAGTACTCAACAAGAAATTATTGGATTTGCTAAAAATGGAATTGCATGGTCATCAGAAACTGCAATTACATTAGATGCCAAAGACAATGTTTCAGTTAATGCCGAAAAAATTGAATTAGGTACCGACGCCGATGAGCCGATTATTTTAGGTAATAAATTTAAATCATGGGCTGAAGGATTAATTGATGATTTAGGAAAACTTGTAGTAATTACTCCAGTAGGCCCATCATCACCACTATCAGCCTCACCAACTTGGCCTTTAATTGCTGCTTATAAGTCGAAAATACCTACTATATTAAGTGAATTAGCATTTACTAAAAAGAAGTCATCAGCATCCGGCGGTTCCGGAAAATTCTCTTCTATTCCTACTCCAAACTTCGTATTAACAGAAGAACAAATTCAAGAAAGAGTAGAAGAAAAAGAAGAAGTGCAGGATCAGTTACAAAATACTGAATTAAATGTCGACGAACGAAATGCACTTAAAGACGTTAATAACCGAGCCGAGCAAGAAATAAAAACAGGTGAAGCTGTATCAGGCGAAGTTCCGGTTGCAATTGAAATAGAAGATATTGTCGACAACGCCGCAGTGACGACTGAAGTAGTAGTAAATGTAGGAGCCACAAAAGAGGAAATTGAAGAAATTGATGCTGAAGTAGCTCAAGAAGAAGGAGAATCAGGCCCCGATAAGAACCCAGATGAAGACGAGTTACCTGCACAAAGTGAAGAAGCCGGAGAACTCGATAATTGGGTACAAGATTATGAAGATGATGACGAGGAAGAAGTAGATCCGGATGTAGAGTTTGAATTTGAAGAAACTGAAGTAGACCAAAGTGCGTATGCTAATACTTTTTCCGGAGGAATTTATCAATCTCCAGGATGGATTGTACCACAAGAAATTTTAGATGCTGGTATTAATGTGGCTAAATTAGCAAATCAAGATCTTACAGATTTATTAAAAGAAGAACCTATAGGGTCGAATGGATTAGGTAGCCCACGCATTGAGGCTATGATGGCCAATGTTAATATACGACCTGGTCTAGCTCCATGGCACGGCGCCGCCGTCGCAACTTGGTTTAAAGAAGCCGGCTTACCAATTCCTGACTCCGGTGCGTCGACTGTGCAAGGTTGGATTGAGTGGGGTAAATCTACTAAAAGATATATGGGTAGCCCATTAGTAGGGTGTGCCGCAATTATTGGTACTCGAGAAGACGACCCAACAGATAAGAGTAAACCGAAAATAGAAACCGCAACAGATATTGGAGTTGTATTACAAGTAGTTGACGGAACTCGTGCAATGATATGTCAATTGGTAAAAGGCGAGTTAAAACTAATGGAGCTTAATATTGAGCAATTATTAGGATTTATTGCACCATCAGCAAAAGATTTAGATACTCCATTAGCTCCAGAAAGTACTTTTTCAAACGTTGGCGAGTTAGGAAATAAGCCTGGATTTGTTATTAATACAGGAAAAGACGGAAGGATGCACGTTGTATTCCAGCAAGGTAGTAAAACAGGACCTTGGAATAAAAACGGTAAACCTAATGCTCCATGGAACCCACTTCGGTATGGAAAACAGAACCAAACTACAATCGCTGAAGGAGGATGTGGTATTTGTTCAATTGCAGCTGTAGTTAGAAACTTAACCGGAGATCCATTAGTAGACCCATATTTCTTTGGGTTAAGATATGGAGGTAATGCGTATGGCCCGCCAGAGAATCCAAAACAGTTTCCAAAAGACCGAGATAATTACCACTCTAACAATAGTGGTTCGTCTAGATCTTTAATAGCAAAAGGAGCTTCTGATTATGGATTGCAATATAAAGATGGCCCTAGCGAAGCAGAAGCAATTGCGTGTATGCAGCGTGGCGGTTATTTAGTTGGTGTAGGATCCGGCGAAAAACCATTCTCTAAAGGAGGTCACTATGTACATTTCTATGATTATGCTAATGGATTATTTTATTGTGGTAACTCTGTAATTGGTTGGAATGGCCAAGGATATACTTGGGCCCATCTTAAATCGCAATCAAATGTAAGAATTTGGGCAATTTGGAACGGCGGAGGCGCTAAAGTAGTAAATAATGCTTGGTTCACTAATCCACATTCAGAACCACCCGTAGATAATGCACCAGTATCCGCAAAAGATACAATCCAACGTATTGCGAAAAAGTTTAAAGAAATGGGAATAACGCGTGAAGGTGCAATTGGATTTATGGGTAATGTAATGGCAGAGTCAGGAGCTAAAGCAGACATAATTGAAAAGAAAGATCAGCCAATTATTGGAGGTTATGGAGGAATTGGAATTGTGCAATGGACTGCTGATCGTAGAAGAGATTTTGAAAAGCGTATTAATAATGATAAGGCAAAGGCGTATAGTTTAGATGAACAAATAGCTTATCTAGAATGGGAACTTACAAATAGGTCGTTTAAGAGTAGTATTCTTCCAGCACTTAAAAAGACTAAATCAATTGAAGACGCTACTGTACTTGTATTAGAAAAATTTGAAGTTCCTGGAAGTTATTTACACAGAAATGACGACGCCGAATCGAAAAAGCATTATGAAGCACATAAGAAGAGACGTATTGAGCACTCAAAATCAACTATAGCTTATATCGATGAAGTTTATAACAGCAATACAGGCACGGCATAAACCTAAAAATAATTACTAAAGATATTTATTAAAAAGAAAATATGAACTCAAAAGATTTTATTAACGCACTTCGTAAAGTTATTCGAGAAGAAGTACAATCTGCGGTTCGTACAGAATTAACACAATTTAGTATGATCAGTGAACGTGCTCAAACACCAGCACGTCCGACCTTTAAAGATTCAGTTAAGCCTAAGCCAGCAGCCAAAAAACAGTTTGCAGCAAATTCAATGCTTAATGATATTTTAAATGAAACTGCCGGTTTTGCACATGAAGGCCCAATAGTCGAATATAACGACTTCGAAGAATGGCCAACTATGAATGTAGGCACGCGAATGCCAATGAATCCAGTAGCTGTTACAGATCTAGATGGGCGACGTTTAGATACTTCTACAGAATCTGGAGCAGCAGTTGCAGATGCTTTAACAAGAGATTATTCAGCTTTAATGAAAGCTATTGAAAAGAAAAAAGGTAATTAATGGCATACGAAAAAGTATATTCGATTCAAGATTTTACACCTGAAGTAGCTGTTGGGATAAAATTGCCTTTGGTTGGAGCTTCGGGAAATTTATTTGATCTGTCATATTCGACTATGGATCAAGTAATGTCAAATTTAAACAATTTACTTTTTACTTATAAAGGTGAGCGTATTATGCAACCTTTATTTGGAACTCGCCTTCGCGATTTTATATTTGAACAAAACACAGACACAATTAAAGAAAAAATGTCAATTGAAATTTCAGACGCAATTGACTTTTGGTTGCCATATATAACCATCAACAATTTAGATATTGAAACTGTTATAGCAACATCATCAGATATGGAAGAGCATGGTGTAAAAATTACATTAGCATTTTCACTTAATGGAGTTCAAGCAGAAACACCAATCACATTTGTAATTACCGGAACAGGAGCATTTGAAATATAAAAATAAATGGCACAGATTAAAAAGGATATAAGATACTTAAATAAAGATTTTGACCAATTCCGAGCGAATTTGGTTGAATTTACGCGACAGTATTTTCCACAAACATATAACGATTTTAACGAGTCTTCTCCTGGTATGATGTTTATGGAAATGGCATCATATATTGGTGATGTGCTGTCATATTATACCGATAGTCAACTTAAAGAATCATTCTTAAGCGTTGCGGGTGATAGAAGTAATGTATTAGCACTGGCAGCAACAGTTGGATATAAAACTAAAAATAGAATTCCAGCAACAGTAGACCTCGACGTATTTCAGTTATTACCTGCTAAAACAAATGATTCCGGTGCAAAAGTACCAGATTGGAGTTATGCATTAACTCTTAAAGAAGGTATGGTAGTGCGTGATGAAAAATCTGAAGTTGATTTTCGTACCGCCGCGCTAGTAAATTTTAAAGTGTCAGGAAGCCTTGACCCAACAGAAGTTACAGTTTACCAAGTTAATGAAGTTGACAATAGTCCAGAATATTATTTGTTAAGAAAATCTGTTAAAGCAGTTGCAGGTACAATTAATACACAATATTATGAATTCGGCTCTCCAAAACGTTTTGATAAAATTTTATTAGACACTGATCAAGCAATTGAAGTAATATCTGTAACAGACTCAGATAATAATGAATGGTTAGAAGTTCCGTATTTGGCACAAGAATTAGTATTTGAGTCAATTGCAAACACTGCACAAAATGATCCTGAATTATCACAATATACTGATGTACCTTATTTATTAAAAATAAAGAAAACTTCTAGAAGGTTTGTTACAAGATTTAGAGGCGACAGAAAATTAGAACTTCAATTTGGAGCCGGGGTATCGACAGATTCAGATGAAGAAATTATTCCTAATCCCAATAATGTTGGATTCGCATTAAATGGGTTACAAACCCAATTTGACCATCCTATCGATTCTTCAAATTTTATGTATACAAA